GGGCCCTAAAGCCCTTGCCTGCGTTCTACGGAGCGCAATGTTCCTTGAGATTCCAACCTCAAGGTAACTTTTCCATAACCAAAGGAGTGTCTTAGCAGTGACCAAATCCATCAATCAACCCAAAACCTATATTATAGGCCATGAGTATACTGATGGTGGTGTTATCGGAACTCAAACGAGAACCGAGATACACAAAAGAGATTTAATCTCTAAAGGTCATTACGGCTACCCAGACTATCCTCCAAATCTCAATGTCGGAGGTGCATTTAGCTTAAGCTATTTGGACACCTGGCATGAGACCGCTGGACCAGTTTTGGCCTGGCGGGGAGGTGCACTTAATCAGTATTATGTTGGCGAGTTCTATGCTAACATAAGTGGTCTAGCTTATTCTACAGCTATACCTGATGTCAGTGCGTGGGGAGCTACTGCGTTCAATAGAATGAAACCTACGAAACCTCTGTTTAATGGACTTAACGCACTCTATGAGTTGCGAGAAGTTCCAAAACAGATTTTCGATGGGTTCCATGCCAAGGGCTTGCATGAAGTTGCAAACACGCATCTTGCGTTACAACTTGGCTGGTTACCCCTACTTAGCGATATCCGTAATTTCGTGAAATCTCAGCGAAAGTTACAGGATCGCGTTAAGTGGCTATTGAGACACAATGGTCAACCCGTTCGTAGGAGAGTTCAACTCTCCAGTACGATGACGGATCCGACTGTCCAGACTGGGTCGCTTTACACGGCATTACAACCGGGTTTAGTAACTCAGTATTATAATGGACAGCCGACCTTCAGGAAGACCGATTACTCCAGTAGTACGATTTGGGCCTCTGGCCGATTTCGCTACTGGCTACCCGGTGGGCCAAGGGATATAGAGTGGACAAAAAGACTCATGTATCATTTATTTGATGTACGAGTCCCCACTCCTAGCATGATTTATAATGCTATACCTTGGAGCTGGCTGAACGACTGGTTCTCTAACACTGGAGATATTTTAGAAAATCTCGATGTTGGAGTCGCAGATCGTTTAGCTGCCGACTATTGCTATCTTATGCATGAAAACCAGACGCATAGAGAATTCCATGCTGAAGGTAAATTCCATGATAAGGCTGGCAATATATTCGGCGTCAGCGCCACCTCCTACAGCGTAGCGGGTACTAAAAACCGCATTGTAGGAGATCCCTTTGGTTTTAGCACTAATCCTAATGGATTAAGTGCTACACAGTTGTCTATTCTTGGGGCTCTAGGTTTGTCCCGACTTTAGCACTGTCTTTTGTAACAGCGTAAAATAAGGAGCTTCTAGTGCTTGCAGATCCTCAATCAGTCACCATTAATGCCGTAGCTATTTCGTTGCCTAAGACCAGTATTGGTCCGACGGTTAACGTATATACTTCGGCTGATGGTGTCACAGCGATGACGACGAAACAGAATGTTACGTCGTCGCGTTTTCGCCGTGAAGTCCGCCTTAGCCAACACAAGGTTGTGGCGGATCCTATCTCAGGTCTTAATAAAGACTTGGGACTTTCGGTTTATCTTGTTGTTGATGAACCGAAATCAGGATTTTCTGATCAGAGATCGGCTATCTCATCGATGCCTTGAAGACTTGGCTTAGTTCTGCCAATTACAACAAGGTTCTCGGAGGCGAGTATTGATCACGAAGGCGGTTGTTACCGCTTTCATATCGCTTACTTTAGCGATAGTATCTTTACTTGTCTCTGGGTCTCTTTCTATAGATGATCGAGACCCTTGAGATAGTTTCCAACTGTGGAGTAATGCCTAGACGGTCCTGTTTCCACCATTAAAATGGAGGTTACAGTGAAAAGACCGACCATGCTCGTCAAGGCCATTCTGAGACAACTCAGTTTGGACCTAGACTTGTCCGTAGAACGCGATCTTCAACGTATTGAAGATCGTTGTGAACACGAGGGGCTTTCGTTTTTGACGATTACCCTTCCTCAGCTTTCTGATTCCCTCGAAAGAGGGTTAGAGGCTGGGACGTTCACGTGTCCTAGCTCATTTGCTAGGCACGGAAGTCTCCCCCGTTTTATGGGAGGTTTCTTCAAACGTGTGTTCGATAAGGATGGTAAGCTACTCGATGTAGCCTGCCCTTATACCATTGCTGGTATAAGGCAAGTATGTCGCTTCTTTAAGAAGCTAAAACTTGAGTGCAGTCCAAAGCGTAACGCGATGGCTGTACAGCATTACATCGATGTAGAAGGCGAACTCCGCCGTATGACCTCTCAAGTTGAGAGAAAGGATGATATCCTTGACAAAATTTCTGGAGTATTATGGTCTCAGGTTTTTCCTGAGCCTAACTACCTTGATTTTGTTTGTCATCACGGTCCTGGTGTCACTGCTGATCGCTATTCCTCTAATCAGAGGTATAGCATCAGAAAGTGGAACCATCGATCGGAGTATACCTTCCCTTCCGACCTTCACTGCTACCCCAACTATGGAGTCGCAGCAGAAGCCGGAGGTAACTGGGAAGGTAGTGCCTGTGCAGAAGGAATTGAATACTTACGAATCCGGGATGAACTCCCGGTCCGCGTAGTATTTGTTCCTAAAACGCAGACAACGCCACGAGTCATAGCGATTGAGCCTTCACACATGCAGTATATGCAGCAGTCTATAAAAGACTATTGCTATACCGTGTTGGAGACTCATCCACTGACTATGCATTCTGTCCGTTTCACACGGCAGGACGTAAATCAGAGACTCGCTTACCGAGCAAGTAAAGATAGACGACTAGCTACGCTAGACCTGAAGGATGCGTCGGACCGAGTGCACTTGCATTTGGTACAACGCATTTTTAAGACCTCAGGGCTCCTCGAGTACCTCGAAGATGCTCGTTCTTTACATGCTACGTTACCCAATGGTATGAACATGGTTCTGTTTAAGTATGCTTCAATGGGAAGTGCTTTATGCTTCCCGGTTGAGGCAATGGTGTTTTACACCCTTATTCAGTCTGCCATGCACATACTCGATGGGAGGCGTCCGAGTTCTCGATCAATTAAAAATTATAGTAAATTGATCGATATCTATGGGGACGATCTAATTGTCCCTGTAGAATACGCGGACTTTGTCGTAAAGTACCTAGAGAGCTATGCTCTTGTGGTTAACGTCAACAAGTCGTTTAAGGCGTCTGCCTTTCGCGAATCTTGTGGTGCAGATTTCTATGCAGGAGTACCGGTTAATCCGGTTTACGCCCGTATGGTTCCGCATGACGATTTACGACACTGGGATGCATCTACGATTATGTCTTGGAATGCAACTGCTGATCTCTTTTATCAAAGAGGACAGTGGATTGTAGCCCAATTCATTCGTGAGATGCTTCATCGAGTGGTGAAACGTACCATCCCTAGAGCAAGAAAACCTGGCTCTGGGCTATCCCATCTGAGTTTCCTTTTTGATACTCATTGTCGTTATGACTCTGAGCTTCATTGTTGGAAACAAAGAAGGATAGTGTTTAATCCAGTCAAAAGAAAGGACCAAATAGATGGAGACGAAATCGCCTGCCTCAACAAGTGGGGCATTACTACTCACCGACGCTCAAGTCAGAGAAACTCTGGCGATAATGGTTCCTTCACATGTAAACCTAATTGGGTATACATCGGAGGATCCAGAAACGCAGAGATTCGAGACAGTAGAGCTCGACTGGGAAGTAGCGTCTCGACGATTGACGCACCCGTCTGCGACAGCAGCATACGCGGTATTCAGGACGGACTGTCTCTCACTGGGTATCCCACCAGTGAGTTTCGGAACGTGGCTGAAGACTGCGACAGCTTATGTTGCAGCGGAACTGATGAAGGAACCCCACCATCTACAGGGAGCTTCGGCTCATTTGTAGAAGTATGGTGGCCAGATCCTCTTGATCATCTCACTGACGATCAGGTTGAACTGGACTTCCTTACCAGTACGAAACGCGGCAGTTTCAAGTCGAAATGCCGATGGGTTAGCCTAGCTGGCTAACGTACGGGTAATTCCGTACAGCGAGAGATGAGAGGTAGTACCTCACAACTTTCTCTGGCGTTCGCGC